TGCGTTGTATATCTTTTCTGGTGATGTAAGACCTATTTGGATAGCTTCTTTTTGCATATTCAAGATAGACATAAGATGTGCTAACTGTTGGTCTTTATTACCTGCACCTAATCCTACAGAGATAGATAAATCATTACGGTCTTCCCATTCTCTAGGGTCTACTTCTACCCACTTGTTGCGCATACGAACAATGTCAGGTTTAGTAAGTGTAGTTCTAACTAACCTGTGAACAAGTTTAAATAGTTCTTTGACACCTGTCTCTGCAAATGTTCTAGCTACTAACTCAATACGTTGTTGAGACGCATTCATAATCTGTGCTACACCGGTAGCTGTCTTGTTTAGACTGTTAGCATCTAAGCCTTGATTGTAAGCTGTAACACCTGTTCTCTTTTCTTTCATAGAGTCCATGTATTCAACCATACCAAATGATGATGCTGGTAGTGGTGGATGTGATAAAGGCATAATGCCTGAGCCTGGGTCACCTTCTACACGAACAATACCACCTGGACGTGATGTAAGCATATCATCTAGGTTTACTCTATCAGAGATAGCATAACGACCATTGTTAGCTAGATACATATTATCTAACTGACCACGAATAAGGGTAGACTTAATTAACTGAATGTCCATAGTCAAGTCAGCATAAGAACGACCAATATGTCTATGTGGCATTATCATTGGAGTGATACATGCAAAAGGAACAACCTCAGTCTTTTCTTTATAAAGAACTGTGTTGCCTAAGATAACTACTCTATGACGTTCACCATCTATTTTAATATAAGTGTCTTTAACTAATGCTTCACCTGACTCAATAGCTCTATCGTATTCTTCATCATAGATATCACGTGCATTAGACTCTTCTTCAAACGTATCACGAAGGTCTGACATAATAGACTTGATGTATTCTAGTGGCTTATTAAATGCCTTTGCAATGTCAGCTAACTGCATGACTTCTCTATGTTGAACAAAGCGTGCATCTTTTAGATTAGGACCTGTAACTTCTACAGATACCATAATGCTTTCAGGTGCTACGTTCTCAATCTTAATCTCTGTCTTCTTTTCTGTAACCTTAAGCTTAACATCATGTAACATAGGTTGCATAACAGTAGCAGGGTCTACACCATTCATCATAGCTTGCTGATAGATAACATCCATATTGACAGTTGGGTCAGGATAGCCAGTATGTTCTAACACTTCTGTATTCTCATCTGAAGCCAACATCTGTAGTTGTGCATCAGTTAAACCTTTGTAATCGTATTCTTCTACTTCTTCTTCATCTTCAGAATAAACTTTTACATAACCATTCTTAGAGAGTAGTGCATCTTTAAACCATACGTAAAATGTCTTGAACCCTTCGTTCTTTTCCATTACTACATGGTTAATGTAATCTGTTTCTTGTTCTGCTGCGTCTTGGTCTTCAGGACCTCTAGGGTCAAACTGAACAACCTTATCACCAGCTACGAATACTTTTAAGAGTTGTGGTAATGCAGCTTCAATCGTATCTTGTACGTCATAGCTAATTACTTGTGAACGTCCCTCCTCCTCATTTCCGAATGCTTGACCTAAATAGTAATTTATGGCATCAGCTCTATCATTAGATAGTGAAGAGTCATTAACACCATAAGCCATACTCTCTTCAAGTTCTACCTGAGCTATGATTTCCATGTCTTGTAACTTTGCCATTAAACAATCCCTTTAGTATTATATTGTATCTTCTCTTTAGACCATGATTCGTTCTTCATAGCTTCTATAGAGGTACATAAGTATCTGAATGCGTCTGCTCCATGGCTGTATTCGTCATGCAATGGCGCACCAGGTTCGTTGGTTGCAGAGTTTATACTTCTGCGATAATTCTTTAAACATTCAACAAGTCTTTGTGCTGACTTATCAAAGTATATACGGTGGAAGTTCATACGTGCTAACTTAATACCAGATTCTATGTCTGCTTTAGGCACAATACGTATATCCCATCCTAACTTCTTCATAATCTCTTCTGCTGATATACCATGCTTAAAGTCTTTAGATTGTCCGTCATGTGGTAAGAACATTGTACCCCAGTTATAGGATAAGTTCTTAAGTTGTGCAGAGTAGCTATCTAATGTTCTGTGGTCATCTTCTATATAACCAATGACTCTTAAATCTGATATGCCTTTTTGACATAGAATAACTGACATGCTGTCGTTCCATCCTAAGTCCATGACTACATGAACCTTCATCATAGGGTCATAAGGTACAGTTGTGATACGGTTACCTTCTTGTGCTTCACGTATCTCGTTAGAGTATATAGCACCATCTACAGCAGCTTTACAATCACCTTCCCAGATGTTTGCATAGTCAGGGTTAGTCTTCTCACTATGTAGACGTTCTATCTCTAAAACTTTAGGAAACCAAGGATTGTCAGTCCAATTTACTTTGACTACCTTAGCGTTATCCGGTGGTTCTACTACAAAGCGTTTATATGTATCGTCTGTGTCTATGTTAGGGTTAAATGATACCCATATTTCTGAGTCTGGCTTACGTATAGTAGGTATTAAGATGTCCCATGACTTCTTACTAACTGTTTGAGCTTCTTCTACCCATACAATGTCACAACCTTCAAAAGACTTAATAGACTCAACAGTATTAGTAGCAAGACCAGTAAAACTAAAACTTGAACCACTACGACTACGAATTTCTGATTCCAAGACCTCGTATAATGGACCAAGCCCAAGTGCCTGTATTTGGTCGTTAAGTAAAGTATGAACAGATTGCTTAATAGACTTTTGAATTTCTCTAGCACACAGTATCCTTAATGGTTTATTGCTTGCCTGTAATAGTAAAGCTCTAGCCATAGACCATGACTTGCCACTTCCACGACCACCATAAGCTACTTTGTATCTATTAGGCTCAAATAAGAATTGTAGCTTCTTAGGGAAGTCTGCTAATGGTTCAGTCTGGCTTGGTATCGGGTTCGACAAACCTAAGTCCTATGCTTAAAGGTAAATCTGAGCCATCTAAGCCACTAATTTCAGTTTGTGTAGGCATAATCTTAGCGTATATGTTATAGAAGTTATTAGGGTTTTCTTGCGCCCATGTTTTCATGTGTTCTACACCACCAAGTTGTTCAAACACTTCTACTACGTTTTGTTTAGCTGTAGCAGATAGTTTGTTAGGAACTCCTGCTTTTCTACCTGAGCCTGGTCTTTTACCACCATGACTTGATAAATCGCCTTCTACTTTTTCAAGTTGTTCTTCGTTATCCATTGTTTTGCAACTCCTTATAGGTTGGTTGCCCTCTATTTATCTAATAAACCTTTTATAATTAAATCTGAAGGTTGTACATCTAACCCATATTGTTCTTTACCATAGCTATATGGAAAGTATTGTAGTCTTTGTTCTGGGTTTAAATACATTCTTCTTTGTGTAAGTCTTGCTTCTGCTTCACCTAATAGGTTCTTATATGCTTGTTGTGGGTTATCTGCATATTTAGTAGCTATAGCTGCATTTTCTAGTATATCACCAGTTCCAACTCTTTGTAGTGCTGATAAAGATGCTTTTTCTGGGACTCTATTAAATCTTTGTTCAAATATTTGTTTAGCTTCTACTTGATTAACATTGTTACCACGAATTATTTTATCTAATATAGAAGCATCTGATAGCTCTTGTGCAGTATATACATCATGTGGTTTAAACATTGATGATTGACCACCTGTAGCCCAACCTTCTTTTCCTTGAATATCATGTTGAACTTCATGCAAAATAGTACTTCTTAAATAGTCTTCATCCGGTGACCTAGCAGTTAATTGACTGCTTTTTGGTTGCAATACGTCATTAATATATGTTCTTTCATATTGCCCTGCTGGTTTTTCAGACCTTAAACCTAATGCTCTTAAGTCTTGTAATTCTGGATATGACTCATATAAAGTTTTATGTCCTAATATATTTGGTAATGTATTAGTTTCACCTAATTGAGTAAATCTAGCTGTACTTCCAGCATCATTTATCTCTTGTCTCCATTTACCGTCAGGAGCTTTTACATTGCCTGTTTGTGACCATATAGTCTCAGGTGCTACACCTTCTTTTTCTAATGCTTTTGCTACATCATTTGTCGTTGAGTTCCATAACTTAGAACCTTTACCTATGAATGTGCCTAATAAGCCTATAGTAGGTGTTACGTTTGCTGCTAAATTTAACTGTTCTTCTCTAGTTAAACCACTAGGGTCTGGTATAGAGTTTAAGAAAGACTGAACATTGCCCTTCATAAAACGATACAATGGTGGCTCTGTTACTTGACCATTCTTGGTGTATTCAAGTAAACCTGCCATTTTATAACTCGCTTTCTCTGTTCTTTCCTTTTAGAGGATATATCATTCTTTGGTATGTATCCCACCATTCTTGGCTATAGTCTGTAGACTGATAGTCTTTAAAGCATGGTGTGCCTAATGTATGATGCACTAACTTAGCATCTTTATTGTATTCGTATTCTGTTTCTAGCCAGTTCCATGTTTCGTCTAGCTTACCTACTTGTTCTTCTGGATACTTGAGCCATTCAAACCTATGTAAGTATTTACCTGTTTGTTCTTGTATAAACTGAGGTGTTAGTTTTTTGTTTAGCCAATGTGAGCAATTCCATAACATAACGCTTGACCAGTTCTTTTTAGGATAGTCTTCGTTCTTTGCACCTAAATACTTAACAGGATGCTTTGTTTGGTAATAATGCTTTACGACTTTGACAGCTTCGTCTTGGTCATGTTCCCATAGTATTTCTGCTATATCTGTTCGGCATATCATATCGCCATCTACAAATAATGCCATGCCCTTAAAGTCACATAGATATGGAACTAAAAAGCGTGAGTAGATAAATGCGTTACTACCGTCTGTGTGTGTTTCTTTGTATTCTGATAATGTGTTTAATGCTAATGGTGTAAAACTAACAGGTATTGATGACTTCTCTATAACTGACTGACAGAACGTGTGATACGCTACCGGCTCTACCTTACCATCAAACCCTACAAATATTTTAAGCATTGCTTATTATACTACCACTTTACTTTGTTTGCCCAGTAAGCGGCACTCATTTTACCTTTAGCTATGTTATCAGCATGTCTTGCTTTAAATGACTTTGCTCTATCTGTATTTGTTTTGTCACCACTTACGCCCTTTTGTCCAAAGCGTATAAGTTTTTCCTGGTCACCATCTTTAGCCAATACTGCATGTGATTTAGTAGGATGACTAGGTGTTCTCTTAGGTTTATTATAACCTGAGAATGTTTCCTTGCCCCTCTTAATCATTTCTTTTTAATTGGCTTGGCTGTCTTTGCTGCTTGTTTAAATGCCATAGCTGTAGGTGCGCCTTTAGAACCTACCTTACGCATTTTCTCACCAGAGCCAGCCTTGATTCTAACTTTCTTGGCTAAAATATTTGCATAGAGACCTGGTTTATTTGCCACGTTTAGCTGCCTTTTTCATAGGCTTAGCTGCCATAGCTTTACCTGTTTTCTTTGCGTATGATTTAGCTTCTTTCTTACCTTTTTCTGTGTAAGCAAACTTCATTTTTCCGACCATTGGCATGATTATTTCCTTTTCTTTTTATTTGCCATAGCAAGACCAATTGCAATAGCTTGTTCAGGGTTTGACACTTTCTTAGATGACTTACCTATGTTTAAAGTTCCTGCTTTAAACTCCTTCATAACTTTCTTTACTTTCGCTGCTTTGCCTTTCATCATTGCTTTCATCTGGTTTCCTTAATTTGATAAATCTGTGGTCATATCTACAGTCGTTACATAGCGGATACTCGGTAGAGTCAAAAGGGTCACCGCATTGATTACATATAGTTACTGAGAATGTCATATAAAAGAAAAAGCCCAACCACGGAGAGAGTGCAGTCAGGCTTTTGTGGGATTACGTTATTAGTAGGCAGGAGTTGCCCATATAGGCGCTATTATAGCACGAAACACTATTTCTGTTCAACAACATTATGCGTTTATTCTTCTTCCTGCCATAGTAAGTAAGTTGTCATACGCCATATCCATGTTCCATTCGTAAGCTAGTGGCTTCTTAGCGTCTAGGTATCTAGCGTATATAGCGTCTTGTTGTTCTTTAGGTAAGCTATGTATGATAGCGTCTATCGTTCTAATATTACTCATGTCCTGGGCAGAACACATCTCTGCAAACGACTCACTTGTAGACTCACCACCTGAAGACATACCTATACTTTTAGATGGGTAACCTAGACGGTGATTATCCGTTTTCATAAATAAAGCCCAATCCTGAAGGATGGATAGTAAGCGTTCCATACTAATCATTTAGTCTCCACAAAAACAAGCTATAGTACCATCATCAAATAATTCATTTTGAGAACCTTGAAATTTCATTAGTTCTGCATAGCTAGGTCTTTCTTTCCTAAACCTACTACCTGCACCTGTAGGCATACCTTTATCATCAACAAATAAATTTTCCATTTTTGCCCACCATACTGCACGTTCTGGTTTTTGTTGAATAAGAGATACAACTTTAGGTAATGATTTTAAAAAACATAAATCACAATTACCTCCTACTGTTTCACCATCAATTACAGGAAGTTCTAAATCAAAATCTTGTTCATCCCAAAATTTGAATATATCTAGCTTTGTTACACCTGCTGCATACAATGGAACTTTTGACCTATCCATTTTTACTGCTCTTCGCTCTTCGTCAGCCCTAATCCCAACAAAATCTGAGTTATCTGCTTCACTATGTTCCCATCCAAGACTTTTAACATACTTATGAATTGTTCTCATTTTTAAAATGCCAGTACACCATCTTTGAGCTGGGTTAGGTAATTTTCCATAATGCTTTACTAACATTTCAAATGGTTCACCATTACGACTAGCTGTGTCAAAATTAACAATTTTAAATTTAGGCTCTTCTGAAGTATATTCAACCCAATGTATTTTTACATTCCATTTTTCAGAACACTTTTTAATAAACTTTAAAGTTGCCTCTTCTTCTTTTCCTGTATTAGCAAAGATAGCAATTGCATCATCTGGAATTTTTCCACCATGCACTTGAAGTACTCGCCATAACATATAAGCAGATGTTCTTCCGCCACTAAAAGTTAAAACCGTTGGCTCTATAATCTTAAATGGGTCAGTCATATCGTGTTAGCGTGTATGCTACGCTTTCGCCAAATGTTTGTTGTGTAGTCTTTTGCTGTAAGTTATGTTTAGCGTCAGCTCCATTATGAATTGTAATGCTTTTTATTTGGTCATCTGTAAAGTTCATAGTGTGTCCAAATATACCTTGTAGTGGATGTGGCTGTGGAACGTAATAGTGCATAAGTCTATTGTCGCTGTCTTTATATGCGTTTAAAACGCCTTCCATCTTCATAGCTACAAGCAAGTTTTTAATAGTGTGATAGTTTGCACCTACATGAATAGCTATGTTGTTTATACTTTGAGGTTCTATAAGATAGGCTAGTATTTTTTCTCTATTACTCATGATACATCCTTAATTTTACAATGCCATTTTTTCTTATCGTCTTGATGCCATCCATGTACATGAATAGACCAACCAGCTTTACGAACTGCACCTACATTTTCATGGTCTGCTATCTTCTTTACTCTGGCTGACATATTACTTGCAGTTGTGGTTTGAACAACTAAAGTTTCTTTTCCTTTTAAACATAAGAGGTCTCCGAAGCCATAAAGGTCTTTTCTTATGTTTGCCCCCGGTATCCATCTCTCTACAACATCAACAAGGTATCCCTCATCACGAAGCTTTTTTAAAGATAACTGCGTTGGGCTAGTTGCCATCAAATTGACTTTCGTTAGGTTTAGATATTCCGTCTTTAAATCTTTTCTCTATGTCACCGGTGGACTTATTAAGTTCGTATTCATAAGCATGTGGCGATACATCATCACTGTTCTTTTTCTTTTTAAATATCTTATCCCAGTTATCTTGTGCTTCTTTTTCAGAAATTAACAATGGTCTTCTTCCAGAACCTTTACCCATTTACTTTACTCCTAAGTGTCCGTTAGTAAATAACCAACCTATAGTTTTTCTATGTGCTTCTTCCCATGCACTTATTCTATCATGTTTATCTAATGATTTGTCATTATCTATCATGTGGTGACATTGGTGGCATAATGCTGCAATTCTAAAATCATTTGCTTTTATACCAGTTCCCTTCCCATCTCTTAATTGATTACTATGAGCTGCACAAACTGTTCCATCTTCCATTGAACACATCATACATGGAGCTTCTCTAACAACTTCTAATAGTTTTTTATTTCTATAGTTCATATAAGTAAAAAATCCATTTTATCAAATCTGTAAACATTAACTTTCCTTTTGCTTGTTTGTTTCCATGTATTTTTATGTGATATACCTTGTCGCTCTGCAATATGAACCCAACCCATTGCCTTCCAAAAAACATTACTTTCTAAATCATCTGCACAACCACATTGCCATCTAAAAGTAAACTTTGTTTCACCATAATTGATAACATGGTCAAGCAATAATTTACCTCTTAATAATTTTCTTGCATCTGTTTGGATACATATTTGAGCTATGCGACCTATTCTCATATTTGCATGTGGCAATCCAAAACTACATAAAGCAAACCCAACCAAATCTTTATTACATTCTATTATAAACAATTTATCGTTACAAACATTGCTCCATCTATCGCCAGTTTTAATTCCTGTTATTGCCGCTTCATAAGCCATTTTAGGAATGAAACCTAATGAGCTACTTTCTTTTTTACTTAAACTAATAACATAAGGCAAGTCTTCTAATGTGGCTAGTCTTACATTACCTAAATCTTCATCCACTAATAATCCCAACCCCAACCCATAGTCTGACCCCATACCTCTATCTGTTGTTGGTATTCTGTCATCTCACTTGTGGTTAGTTTTGTTGTTGACTTTATAAGTTCTATTGGCATACCTGCTACTTCAGTTTGATAGCGTAAGAATTTAAAGCCACAAAGTTCATGAATACGGTCTTTCTCAATACCTAAATGATTACTTAAACTTGTGTATAATTCCCATAACCTTTCGTTCTGTTCAAGACTACGATTAAGCTTAGCGTCTGTTACTGTTACACGCCAGCGTTTAGTAAAGTCAAGTGTTTTTAACTTCTCCACTAGCATTGGCAAGTTGTCTTTGGTTAGCGACCACTTTATCATCTCTCCATCCTTTCGTTTTAAATACTTGTCCGTCTTTAGAAGTTGCTTTGTATTGAATGTCATCTCCGAATAACTTTTTACAACGCTTAATAAATTCATTTATGGTCATGGACTCTCCTTATATCGCAAACCTTTATTATCAAAATAAAATCCCCAACTACCTTCAACAGGATAATTCCGTTGCTTTTGTAAGTATACTACACAATCAGGAACACCTTTTAATTCTTCAGCAGTTTTATCACCATTCTCAATATCACGTTCCTTTTTCTTACATCTGTAAACACATAGGATGTTATCACAAAGGTTACGAATATGACTGCTTCCTAAAATATGAGTAGCGTCTGGTGCTATAGTTTCATCTGCCATCTTACGAGTATGAGCTACTAAAAATATATGTATGTTTAAATCACGACATGATGTTGCAAGTCTATCAATAAACAATTTTTGCTTCTCGTAATTATCTTCAGATATATCACTCATCTTCATCAGGCTGTCTATAACAAATACCTCTACACCTAAAACATGTTTGCCATAGTAAAGCGTAGCTATCATATCTTCTGTAGTGGTGCTTCCTGTTTGGTCATATATCCACAACTTGTCTGCTGCACGACCACAAAATTTTCTAATGTAATCCTCTGTAGGGTCTGTAGACTTTAATGATTGCTGAACCATGCGAGAAAGTGTTAGTACTGCCCTCATTTCTAAGCTTGCGATTAAACATTTAGTTTGCTGACCCATAAGAGCTAATACAACTTGAGAAAGCCATAACGATTTGCCATGTGAACTAACACCAGTTACAACTGTCAATTCAGATGGTCTCACTCTAAAATCTTGTTCACTCTTAACAAACCCTAAAGACTTACCAGATGATATTTCTTCTGAAAAGTATTTAACAACGTCATCTGCAAAAACAGAAGTGTCTTTTACTAAGAACTCACTAGAACCATATTCATTATTAAAATATTGAGTAATGGTTTCTTTACTAACTGTTAATCTATCTAACGCTTCACCAATTTTCATTTAGCATTATCCCATGCGTTACGCAGTTTAGGAGCTTCACCATCATTCCATCTTTCCTGGTTAAGCAAAGTAAGTGGAGCTGGTGAGAAGCCATCTTTCCATGATTGAGTATCTTTCATTTTGTTTACATACCCTATCACTTCATCTGCTATAGCGTCAATGTTTTTATTAGCCCACCTTTCCATACAAGTTTTCTTATTGACCTTACGAACATTAGGATAGCTTTCCCAAAATTCTTCAAACCTATTGGTCGTTTTAACGACATATATATCTTCTCTTATCTTCTCTTCTCTTCTCTTCTCTATCCTAACAGGCTCGTAGTTTTCTACTAGCAATCCTCTAGTAAATAGTTCTTTTGTTATTTTATCAACAAAATCAATAGGATAATGAAGTCTAAAAGCTATTTCAAACAAGTCTGGTAACACACCATCACTTTCAGAACCAAGACACCACAACTCTATTAAAACAGCTTTTTGTTCAAAAGACAGCTTATGTATATCTATGTTATTTATGTAATCCGTACCATAAAACTTAAACCACGTCATCTTTTTTTGGTATCTTGGGTTCTTTGGGTTATAGAGGTTAAACTTCTCCCAGTTCTTAATCTTGTACATACACTCTCCTTTGGTTAATAATGCCAAAAAAGATTAACATACCTAATTCTAGATGTAAACTAATTATTTACTAGAAAATGCTTGACAAGTGTTTTTTTGCCATTAAGATGGCTATTGTAGTATTTAACTTTAGGAGAGAAAAAATGAAAAAAGTAAAACAAGTATATGTAGGTAAAGCTGATAAATGTTTTTGTGGTTGTTCAGGTAAATGGTTTGATGCTAATAATTCTGATGACTTAACAGGTTTTTTAAAGGGCATTAATAAATTTAATAAACTTGGAACAGATAATGGTGATGACTCTTGGGATGTATCAAATCCAGATAAAAATAATATAGTTGTTGCTTTATATTATCAATAAGGAGAAAAGCATGAGTGTAAAGACAATGATAGTAGTAGCAGTAGCATTTTGGGCTTATGTATGGCTTTGCTTGCAAATCATGGGTAAGTTATCAGGTGCAATATGAATAAATACTTATGGCTATTCCTTTTTGTATTTTGGGGGTATATAATATGGCGAATGGTTTAGAACAGATAGCAGATATTCTTAAACGATTGAATGACGAACTTAAACTAGATAACGATAAATGGGAGAGAGCAAATGAGTCAACAACAACACTACGACCAGGTGATGATGGAACAACACCAACAAGACGTACTGAACACTTTAAAATTAGTAACAGGAGAGAAACAGATGAACTATAACGAACTACGCAAGATTAATGTATCAGAACATATTGAGAAAAAGAATGGTCTATCATACCTATCATGGGCTTGGGCTGTAGACACTCTTCTACAGCAAGACCCAACTGCTACATGGACTTATGGTGAGCCTAAACAGTTTGGTGAAACACTTATGGTATTTTGCACAGTCCATGCGTTTGGTAAATCTATGACTTCACAATTACCTGTGCTTAACTTTAGAAACCAAGCTATACCTAACCCTGACGCTATGGCAGTTAATACAGCTATGCAGCGTTGCCTTGCTAAGGCTATTGCATTACATGGCATAGGTCTTTACATTTATAGCGGTGAGGATATTCCAGAGTCAGAACAACCAGCTCCAAAAGCAGTATCTAGTAAGGACTTTCTATGATTGAACAACGAACAGAAGAGTGGTTTGAGCAACGTCTAGGCAAGGTGACAGCATCCAGAATATCGGATGTTATCGCTAAGACTAAAACAGGCGTATCTACCTCTCGTCAAAACTACCTTATCCAACTTGTATCAGAACGTCTTACAGGCAAGAAAGGCGATAGTTTTGTTAATCAGGCTATGCTAGATGGTATTGAACGAGAAAGTGCTGCCAGGGAGCTTTATATGCGAACTAGAGGGGTATCTGTGACAGAGGTTGGATTCTTTGACCACCCTGTTATCAAGAATACTGGTGCTAGTCCTGACGGAGCTGTAAATGCAGAAGAAGATGGTAAGTATGCGGGGTTGATAGAGGTAAAGTCGCCTATAGAGACAACCCATACTAATACGCTTATGAGTAAGTCTGTGCCTAGTAAATACATTCCACAGATGCAATGGCAGTTAGCTTGCACCGGTGCTAAGTGGGTAGACTTTGTAAGCTATAATCCTAACTTTCCTGAAGAGCTACAGTTATTTGTAGCTAGGGTTGACAGGGATGATGCTTACATAGCAGAATTAGAATCAGAAGTATTGAAGTTCCTAGACGAAGTAGACCAAACAATTTTAAAACTAAAGGAGTAGAGTATGGAAGACCCAACATTATTAACAAGTAAAAACAGAAGAAATGTTGTAACTATAACAGAAATTCATGATAGATTTATTGTGCATGATGTTATAGCTGATGAACTTACTATTTGTGAATTTTCATCAGAGTTAGAAGAAACAATAAACGATATTTTTTTTCCAAATAGAATTACAACAAAGGAGTAGTATATGGCTGAGTATGACAACACAAACACGTTTACGTTAAACAAGAATGACAAAGGGGATAATCCTAAACGACCAGACTATAGAGGAAAGTTAAATGTAGATGGTATTGAATTTACTTTATCAGGTTGGGTTAAAGAAGGTCCTAATGGTAAATTTATTGCTGGTGCTGTAGCAATGGTAGCTACTGAAGAAAGACTTAAACCTGCTGTTGAAGGTGCAGATGAGGATGTTCCTTTCTAGGAGCATCCCCATTGGCATGATAACTATTTATTCATTACGTACATGGTTACTTCAAAGCCAAAACGCATTTCAGTTGCTGATGGTGTTGTCCACATGGCAGTTCTCCTTTCTTTTAGATTTATAGTAGAATTATACGCTTATGTGGGTTTGGTAGACACAAGAAAACCATGAAAGGTCTATAATGGATATACAGTCTTTAGAATTAGATGTAGCATGTTATGCAACTGCTGTTTATCACGAGGTTAATACTCGTTCACTAGAAGAAAAGGTAGGTGTTATAAATGTTATACGCAATAGGGTTCGTGATGGTCGTTGGGGTCGTAATGTATGCTCTGTTGTTTATGCTCATGGTCAGTTTATTGGGGTTACGGATGAAAGTCATCCAGAAGTTAATACTAGGGCGTATTTGGAAGCTAAACTTTTGGTTATTGATACGATTGTTCATAATAAATATGCAAATCCAGTTGCAAATGCTTTATATTTCCATGATGACTCAATACCGCCAAAAAAAGTATGGTTTGGTAAAAAGAAAGTAATTCACATAAAAAGGATGGTGTTCTACTAATGAAAAAACAACCTGTAGCTTATCTTTACGAAGAGTTTGATGTTAAGTCCGGTGACCTAAAGAAGTCTTACTTATGGTCATTTCATCCTAACCAACTCTCATATTTAAACGACCTAAAGAATACAACGCATCATATTAAGATAACACCATTAGTTCCTGGTGAACCTGTAGAGGAATACAAAGGTATATCTAAGTACGATAGTAAACGATTAGTAGAAGCTAACAATGGACTCTAAACCACTTACACCGGAAGAAATAATGAAGGCTTATAACAAAGCATTTCCAACAAGATATGAGCCAATGACTTTAGAAAGAATGATACAATTTGCTAGAATTATAGAACAACTGCATGGAGTGAAAGATGCAGTTTAAAGTAACTGACGAACAGTTAATAGGAATAGTAAATAAATATATGGAAGAACATCCTACAGCAGGAAGAAACCATGTTATATTACACGCATTTGGCAATCCTGCTAGAATTAGAAATTTAGATAAACAAGGATTAATTACATTACCAAAACCAATGCCGACAGGAAGTAACAGCAATTGGGCTAGATATTTTAACATTGATAGAGCTGAAGTAAATGTTTCTAAAACAGGAATGAAATATAATGTACACAAAACTAGATGAGCAAAGACAAGCTAATTTTATTAAGTCATATATAAATACTCATCCTAATTGCACTATGAAAAATATTATTCAAGATTGTGTAACTAATTTTTATAGGCTTAAAAGTCTTGAAAGACAAGGCTATATAAAACTTCCTAAAGCTACACCTTATGGAGAACGTAATGGATTATTTAAAAAGGATGAGACATGGCAATTTTGGAAAAAGTAATTGATTGGATAGTATGGCTGTTGATTATTGGTGGTATAGGTTGGTTTTTTTATGGTTGTTATCAGTTAATTGATTTATTTTTTATAAGGAGATAGGAATGGTTGATTTAGTGAATAGACCACCGCACTATTTACAAGGCGGTATTGAAACAATAGATGTAATTGAAAGTCGTTTGACTAAAGAAGAGTTTGTTGGATACCTAAAGGGTTGTAAGATGAAGTATGACTTACGCTATCCTTTTAAGGGTGCTTTTGCACAAGACTTAGATAAATCAGAATGGTATAAGAATAAGCTAATAGAAGTTATGCGTGATGAAGCAGCAGAAATTCCACCAGAACTAGAAGCTCAGTTACAGAGGTTTGATGATGAATAAAATATACTGGGTATTTATTGTGGTATTGGCTGCACTAGCTATATGGGGAACAGAAAAGGCTTTAGGTCAAACTACTACAATACTTGCACCTGATGGGTCTGTAACCGTCTGTCAGGTAAATGGTGGTGTGATTATCTGCGTCTAGTCATCCATAGGTGTTAATTCACCATAGATAGCTAGTTCTTCACCGCTAATTTCTACCATGCTGTCGTCATCTAATGTGATGACTATAGTGCTATCGCCATGCAATGCTTCACAAGATACAATCACTCTGCCTAGCATGTGATTACATATAATTTCTACTTCTGACCGTTGCATAATTGTCCTAAGAAACATAGCCATTCCAACGCCCATTCTCTTTTAATACCATAGGCATTAGCTTTGGTTGACCGTTAATAATAACTCCACAACCTACAATGAAACGACTCTTAAAGTTTTTAGCATAATCAAATGCCATAGACTTTTGATGTATTAAACATCCTACTTGCATACCCCAAATAAGAGCATCTGGGTTACTGTAATATCCAATACTAAACTTAGTATGATAGTGTCCTTGAACCGTACTCATACCATACTGCTGGGCTACCTTTAAAACGTCTGCTGACATACCATGAGTAAAGAAACACCTAGAGTTATCACTTAGGGTTATGGTGTGGTCATCTACCCATTCCCAACCTTTGCCAACGCCTAAGAACTCATTGTAATGCTTTAGATATGCTTTAGGCATACCATACTTTAATGCTCTACGATAAACTAATGAGCTGTGGTTAGAGTGAACTAACACCATCTTAGGAAATATCTTTTCTAGTTCTTTGACGTGCTTCTTAGACTCTTCTAATTCATGTCCAGCAGAGTATAGGTCTGGGTTATGTTCGTGCATAGAGATAGCGTGTTGGTCTAGCTCATCACCTATGTTGACTATATGGTCAAACTTGTATTTAGTCTTTAATGCTTTTAGAAATGCGAAGGCATCAGGGTGGTGATAAGGAATATGTAAGTCAGATATGACTAATACTGATTTATATTTCAAGTAGCTCTCCTAGCGTTGAGATACTTTATTATATACTAGATAAATAATTAACATGAGTAATACATATTTAAAGTGGTCTATAGCACAAAGAATATCGCAGATAAGATAATCTAACATATCTTAATTGTGGCTGTTTTAGCTTTCTTTAGTTTGTCAAAGAACTTCTTATAAGCTATTTTAGAGTTACCTATAAAGTCTTTACCTGCCCATGTAGAGCCAAGTAATATACATCCATCTGTATCTGCTGAAGTGTTGCCTGAATGTATACGAACACCTGTAAAATTAGGAACGTCTAGTATGTGTGGCATGTCCTGTTTGAAGCGTGCTGAAGCGTCTACAATGAGTTTATATTCACCAATAGGGATAGCAGTCTTACCTAAGACCTTAGTGCCATTTCTGACTACATCTTCTAATGTATAACACTCATATACACCGTCTACATACATCTTACCTACAGTATGCGTGTCTTTAAATTCAAACCTTTTTACTTCAATTAACATAAGAATTAATATGCTTTAAAAGAATAGTAAGATAGTCCATGAGAGCAATAAACACTAAAGCAATACCCATGACTACAAATAGCAGTCCTACTACAATAAGTTTAAGTATGGATAAGCCGATAAAGTTAAGTATGTTTAAAAATATCATCTTTTAAGTGAAAGATACATTCTTTCGCCAATAACGAATGACATACAAGCACCAGTCATATCAAGGCATACTGCAACTACAGTAGCACCTACAACGTCTGGGTTAAATACTACAACTGCGGTAAATATCATAATGGCACTAATAATGACATATCTGAATGAAGCACGAAGGTCTATAATCCATTTAGAAGGTTCACCAGTAGGGCTATCTAATGCAGCTAAAGCCTGTAGCTTCTCTGCTTCTGCTTTCATAAGCTCTATACGTTCTGTAATGTTTTGTGGTTGTCCACCTGCACCACCGGTAAACTTTGCTATAAGACCTCTAGCACCATCAGCAAATGCTGGGACTAAAGCTGGTAAGATTAAAGATACAATTGAACCGAACATTATAACTCCTTAGGGTCAAAGCCAAGATGATTGGCTACACGCTTTTGTAGTTTTAAGAATAAGCCTTTATGGCTAGTGTATCTATCAGTCTTAGGTGAATCAAGGTATACGCACATGTGTATGATTTCATGGCATAAAGTCATTAAGACAGGATATAAATGAGAATGACGTGCAGTAGATATAGTTATAACATGAGGCTCACCTTGTTCTGGTGGTTCGTATTGTCCACATATACTGTTATCATGCACAATTACAAAATCTACTTTAGATGCAGGCGGGAGCTTATACTCGTCAAATACAGGGAACTCTATTAAAGCCGAATAAAGATTGGCTATGTTGTTCTCTGTAATGAATGTCATATCGTGGCTTTAGGCTTAAATAGTTTAGCGTCAAATACTGCTGTTTGGTTTATCTCAGGGAAGTAAATATAGACTGCTTGTTTACCTTCATAGTTGTCAGACTTCCAACAACCTTCATGGTTTGCATGACCTTTGTCAGTAGCGTAGGCAGCGTAGTCATAACCTTGTAAGCCTTGTTTTTTAAAGGTACATTCTTCAGATGTTAATACTATTTCACCTGCTTCTGTAGCCATGCTCATTTCTTTTACAAGCTCTTTAGCTAATGGCGTATCCATTAATAATAACCAAAATATTACTAGAACTGTAAAATAAACAAGTGTTTTCACTTTCCTAGCCAATGATTAGTAATGAATGTGATAAATCCACCAATAGCACTAGCGATTAAGATACCAGCAAAAAATCCTCCGCGTCCTTTATTGGCTAATTCAAGAAGCGACTTTATGTCTGTTTCCATGCTGTCTACCTTGTCTTGAAGTGCTGACACTTGTGCGGTTAGTTTGCCGTACTCAAATGGGTCTATTCCATTACTCATTGTTGTCCTTCGTTTAATAAACCAGTAATAGGGTTAATAAGTGGAGCTGCAACTTCTCTAGCACCAATAAGACCTCTAGTAGATACTTGTGGAATAGGAGCATTACCTGTAGCAAGTCTATTACGCAATTGTTCTATGTTACGCAAACCTAATTGTGTAGCACCTTGTCTAGCAATACCACCTGCTAATGGTAAACCTATAGCACCTATTGGACCACCAGCTAAGTATCCTAAGCCAACAGAACCACCACCAGATACAATTCCTGTAGGAGCTAGTTTACCTATAAAGCGTAATACGTTTTGCACAGGTCCACCTTTAGCTGCCACTTTAATTGCATTTTGTTCTTCTTTATTAAATGTTCGTAATGCTCTAGGGTTATCTGCTAAATTAACTAATTTACGTCTTAAAGCATTTTCCATACCTGACTGCGAAAAGTTTGCTTCTGCTCGTAATTCTGCACTAGATACTAAGTCATCAATAATTTCTGTTTTCTTAGCACGCTTCCATAATGCTCTAGCGTCTGTCAAAGCACTAACAGCTTCAGATGAACCTTTAATGAGTTGGCTAGGTTGTGCTTTTTCTACAAAGTCATCTAGGTTATCCACTAAAATACTTGCTAAACGTCTTTCAGATGCGTCTGCACTAGAGCCTGCTGCTTGACCAATGCGTCTTAATATTTCCATGTTCTCAAGACTAACACCTTTTTCTTTTTGAAAATAAGCATAATTTTGAGAGTCTTTAATTCTTTCTAATGCCGCAAATACTCTAGGTTGTAATGTTTTATCTAAACCTTCTTTAGTTAATGTTTTTTCTAAATTACTAGCAAATTGATTGTAAGGTTTTTGTTTAAACAACGCACCTACGTCTTCAGCAAACTTGTATTGTTGACCAGCTTGTCCCTTTAATTCTTGCACAGTAGGAGCTTGTAATGTACCTTTAGCACCCATAGCAAATGGTATACCTGCTGCAATACCTGTTGCCATACCTACTAATGGACTACCTGTTTCTTCTGCAACATATTGTGATGTAGCACCTACAGGCAATGCTGCTGCAACTTGTCTTACTGGTTGTTGAGATAATGTTTGTGCAACACCACGAGCTACAGGACTTGCTGCTGTTTGTGCCAATTGACCTAATGCGCCTACTTGACCACCCACTCCACCTAATGCACCACCACCTACTTGTAATGCTCTTTCTGTTTGTGTTTCTGGTTGTGGAAAACCTAATCTAGTTAATCCTTTTTCTACTTGTGCTGTAGGAGATGGAATATCATATTTATCAGGTAATACTGCATTTAAACCTTTAGTAATTAGTTCTGCTGCTGGTAAAGCTAGTGAGCCTGCAACTGCACCTGCTGGACCTGCTAAAGCTCCACCTGCTGCTGCGCCTGTTAATGGTACTGCTGCACCTCTAGCAACTGAACTTAAACCACGACCTATCTTTTCTGTCATGCTTCTTTCTTTTTTAAGAATAGAAGTAGGTAGGTCATCTTCAGGAACTATGCTGCTAGGTAAATCACTTGCAGGAACTAAATTACTAGGCAAGTCTTCTAAAGGAACTCTAGCCATTATTCATACTCCCATTGACCGTTTCTAAATATCATTGGCTTACCACTTTTTGACTTTGTTCTCATACCTTCTTTAAAGCCTGTAGAAGCTGGCATTGATTGTGTTGGTCCTGCTTTTTCTGTGCCTTTTATTTTAGAATTATATTCATTTAAAAAGTCGCTAGTGCTGTTATATAACTTACCTTTAAAACCTTTTAATGTGCCATTTGTATTGTAGTAATCAACTGCTTCTTGTTTAGTTTTAGCTGCGCTTGTCATTTGTTCTTGTAATAAATCAAGACGTTTAACATTTACGCTTTGTGGTAATGCAGGGTTATATACTCGGTTAATTAATGCTTCACCTTCTTTTGCTGTAAACTGTGGACCAAGAATAAGTCTTAAATTACGTTGAGCAATTTCTTGCACTTGCTCTTTAGTATCTTGAGCTGTTGGGTTTGTATATTTAAGCAAACCTGTGTCATCTTGTGCGCCAACTAACTTACCTGTAATTTTGCCTTCAGGTTGTGTTTGCAATGTTTGTTTAGCTATTTCTAATTGAGATAAACCTTTTTGCACATCAGAGAATCCACCACCAATTGTAAAGTCAACTAAGTCTTGTGCTGACTTTTCTTCTACTTTAATTTCTAATGGAGAAAGACTTTTCTTAAGTACTTCACCTCTAGTTTCTTGTGATGAAACAGATGGAATTAATCTACTAATATCACCTGTTGTTTGGTAGTCTGCAATAGATTTAACTGTAAATTTAGTAGGGTCAATTGCAGCAATATTTCCAACCTGCATTGATACTGGTTTTAATACACCTAAATTACCTGATTGTTGATATGCTGCTAATGATTCAGATGTAAATTTACTTGGGTCAATATTACCAATATTAGTACCACGTGCTTCAGATACTGGTTTTAAAACACCATAGTCTTTAGTTCTTTGAAATTCAGAAATAGACTCTGGAGTAAATTTAGAAATATCAACAGTTCCAAATGGGTCATTTCTACCAGCTAATAATTGTTGTCTATATAGGTTGTTTAATGCAGTATCAACTGTGCCTTGAGATGCACCCATACCACCAATATATGCTTTAGCTAAATAGGGTAAAGCAGAACCAGCATTTAAGTTTTTAGGTTGGGCTAAATAGTTAGCAGCAGTACCAATAATACCGGATACCAATGATTGATTTCTTAACTTTTCTTCTTGTTTTGGGTCTAAAATACCTGTTGGAATTGGCGTGCCAAAGATATTAATGCCACCTAAATAATCTTGTAATGCCATGATATTATCCTATGTAAATTGGTCTGCGTGGTAATTGCAACATACTGTTAAATTGAGGAATAGGGACAGCTTGTTGTTGACCTATAAGCTGTTGTGCGTTTTGCATAGCTGATGGTTGTAATGGTGCTTGTGATGGATTCATTCTATCGTAAGCACTCATACCAAAACTTGCTGTTTGCAATGGATTAGCTTTAGCATAATCTAATGCGCCTGAACCTAATGCACCTAATCCACCCATTAAACCTGGTGTAGATGAAGCAAGAATACCAGGAACTATTGGTGCGCCTGCTGTCATCATACCTGCACCTGTCATACCACCACCTAAAATACTAGGTGCTGCCATTGCTGCTGTAGTAGCACTAACAGGTTCAAAATATGTAGTTAAGAAGTTATCCATTATCCATAAAGGATTAATCCAATTAAATAGTTTCATTATTTAACTACCTTTCCTACTACATAGCATATTGGTTCTAAGATAGCACGATAAATCATGCCAATATTGTCTCTAGTTTTACCTCTTTTTTGTTTCCATATATCAGCAGTACGGTGTCTTGCGATATGCTCTAAAACACCCCTTAAAATGCGTTGTAGGGCATTCTTTTTACCACTCTTGTAAGCATAGTTTACTAATGGTAAGAATAGAGTGTGATAACCTTTTTCGTATGCTGGGTCTAAGTCTTTAGACTGAGCTAACCAAATAGCGTTACGGAAGCTACCAAAGCCATATTCAGCATTCATAGCTGTACATACAATCTTGCCACCACCACTAGATGTTGTTTCTGAACGAGTAGTTAATGGTTGACCAGCTACTGTAGACGTAAATTGTGCAAGTCTTTGATATGGTAAGTTTTGTGCAAAGTTGAATCTGTCAATTTCTGACTGCAATGCTTTTTGAGAATAGTCTTCACGAGCTTGACCAGTTTGTAATAGTTGGTTAATAGGTTGATAAGCTGCTTGTGCCATTTGAGGTGCAAATCTAGCTGCTTGTTCTTGTAAGCCACGTTCTGCTGCATAGTTTTGATAAGATGCTTGACCTGCTTGGTTGGCTAAAGCATTAGCTAAATTTTGTTGTGATAGACTTTCTAATTGTGTTTGTGCGCCTGAGCCATAACGACCTGCACCTGCTGCTTGACTGCGAGTGCCACCAATAGCTTGGTTATATGCTTGTGTAGCTGCTTCTTGTCCTGGCTTTAATGCTGCTTGTAAAAATGGGTTAGCACCTAAGTATTCACCACCTACAGCACCTTGTTGTTGAGCTAAGGCTTGATTAATAAGAGGACTTCCAGCTCTTGCTTGAGCTTCTGCCATAGTAAGTGCAGACTCAGTCTGTGCAGATGGGCTTACGTATGTTTGACCACCATAATATTGTGGAGTATATGTTTCATATAGTTTTTGAGCTTCTGATAACCCTTTTTCAACATAAGGTCTCATAGATGGGTCAATACCAGATGTAGTAGTTTGTGACTGACCACCACCTGAACCGCCACCATAAAATGTAAATGACTCAACTAAATTATTTAGCCAATTGTGTAAACTTATCATATTGCTTTCCTTAAAGTGTGAATTCCCATGTTGAAGGTTTAAAACCCATGTGTAGAGCTTTTTTATCCCAACCACGTCTGTGAGATGTAAAAGTAATTCTTGTTTTACTGCCTTGTTTTGCTATTGCTTGAATTTCTTGCCATGCTTCTTGAAGTAGTAATTCGTCATTAATTGATGACCATGCTGCCCATACGTGAATTGTATTTCCCATAGGCTGTAATACTACAAAGCCATAAGGTTTGTTATCGGATACTGCTAGAAATACCATAGAACGTTGTTCGTAACAATCACAATAGACATCCTCTGTTAACCACTCAGGATTACCTTTGCTTCTGACTATTTCAAGACCATGCTTAATAAACTCCCAATGAGTCCTAAGTTGGTCTTTAGGTATGTAATGTAAAATCATCCTACTATTATATAACGATATACCTTATTCGTGCCTGTATTTGCAGGGTGACTGATAGTTGCTTGTCCATTAATTTGTGAGCTAATGTAAGGTTCTGTAAATAAGTTAGTTGTATATGAATTAGCACTTAAATACTGAATAGTAACAATAGCACTAGGTGTTGCAGGTCTAGTAGGTGTTGTTTGTGCTGCTAAATGTTCTACTGTAACTGCTGTAGAGCTTGTAGCCCATGCTAAACTTACATAGTCATTTTTAGCAAGTTCTACATTAAAGTTTAATGCTGCAATAACATGACCTTTAACGCCACCATGTTTACTATCTACAGAAAACTTACTGTTAGAACCTGCAACATCTGAACCATTCTTTTTAAACCATATATCTACATCTTGTATTTGTGCGTCATCATTAGCAAGTTGAATACTAAACTGAACATTATAAAGACCAGAATAGTCTACTTTTACTTTGTATCCATCTACTAAACTTGTGCCTAAAGAATAGTCTGTAGTATTAAGTGTAATGTTACCTGTAGCTGTTATTGTAGCTAAACTTTGGTCTGTTGTATCTTGAAATGCACCGTATGGAAAGTATGCACTAGCTGCTGTTTGTGTTTTAGGTTCTAGCCCAATATAAGAATTAAAACCTATACGTTCATCAAATATAGTGGTAGATGAAGCACCTGAAGCTGATAATGTAACATCACCTGTATTGTTAGACTTACCTTCTACAAGGTTATTTACAATTTCAGCTACACTTCTAGCATCACCACCTGTCCAAGGTAGTTTACGGTACATATCACTACGTGCCATTATCTAGTTCCTTGTTCAGAGTAATCTATATCCATACCAATTGCAGATGACCAATTAGCACCGGTAGGTGTAAGACTTACTCTATGATAACGACCTGCACTTCTTACAGAACATCTATCTTCTTGACTTGCTGATACAGCAGTTGAGTATGTGATAGTGTCATCTAACATACGTCTAGAAGCCACAGAAACGCTTGCAGAGCCATTATCTACAGAAGGTCTAATAAGAGTAAGCACAGAGTTATAACCGTATTCTAAGTCGTTTGTAATAATGTTTGCTGTAGCTGGAGTTCCTGTGAATGTGATAATTCTAGTATCACGAACACCACCAAATAAAAACTTACCGCCTTTATATAGTCTATCGTCTAGTGTTGTTACAAGAGTATCAGATGTTTTTAATGCTGCTGCTGATGCTGCCATATCTATGGCTACACCTGTACCTGAACCTACACCTGTAGCTGTAAATAATACACCTACTGTATTAGCAACTGCACCTATATTTGTAAATGATGTAGATGCTTCTACATTACCACTTGTTGAACCTGATGCTACTGTAGTAAGTGTAAATGTATTTGCTCCTGTGCTTG